TGGATATCAAAAACAATGATAGTAAGAAGTCGATGGAAGCAGCACTAAAAACTATTACTTCTAAGAAGCTACTACCTATTGAGCATACTATTAAGCTATCTTCTAAGAAGGAATCAATGCCATCAGGTAATCAGTATGCAACTATTGTTGTTACATCTGGCGCTAAGACTGATATGAAGGCGGGAGATCAAGATACTCTTGCGGCGTTTGTTGACTACGTAGACTATGCAAACGACTATGTGTTGGGCGAGTGGAAAAAGCTTAACAAGCCTGCTGTATCTATAGATCCTCAGATACTAGATGCTATCGTACAGGTAGAAGAGATACCGTTTTAGTATGGAGATAAATCATGCTGCTGAGCTTCCTATTAAGATGCTCATGCGGGATGCTACTCTAGGCAAGTCAGAAATGTCAGAGGCGGTGATGGATAATGTCGCCTCTGATGTTAAAGATGGTTTAGATAAGCAATTCAACGGGGGTCCAAGAGGTAAGTTTAAACTCAGGATGTCTAACATTGGACGCCCTAAATGCCAACTATGGTTTGAAAAGAATAGGCCAGAAGAAAAGGAGCCGTTTCCTGATCAGTTCATGATGAACATGATGTTAGGAGACATAGTGGAGGCTGTGTTCAAAGGTATTTTACGAACAGCAAAAGTAGTCTTCCAAGATAACAATTTTGTTTCACTTGACTTGGGGGGTGGTAGACGCCCCATCAAAGGGGAATACGATTTGATTATGGATGGCAGGGTTGATGACGTTAAGTCTGCGTCAGACTACTCCTACAATCATAAGTTTGTTGACTTTGAGACACTACAAGCTAGTGACCCTTTTGGTTACGTAGCACAACTTGTAGGCTACGCTGTAGCAGCTGGAAAGAAAGTTGGCGGCTGGTGGGTGGTCAACAAAGCTAATGGGCAACACAAGTATGTATCTGCTAAACATGCTGACGTTGAGGCAATTCTAGATAATATAAGGGAAACGTATGACTATTTAGAAAACGATGAGCCACTAGAACGTCAGTATGAGGATGTACCAGAGACATACCGTAAGAAGACTACAGGTAACAGGGTACTATGTCGGGAGTGTAACTTTTGCTCATTTAAGAAAGCATGTTGGCCTGAGTATCTAGAGTTACCATCTAGAACGTATCAAGGACGTAAGACTCCACCTACGGTAGCTTATACCCAATTAAACTTAAAGGAATATCTATGACTAAAATTACACTAGATGACATTGAGTATGACTCAGAAGACTTCAATGAAAAACAAACAGGGATCTTACAAGAGATTCAGTACAATGGTAAAGTAAAGAATCAACTAGAGTATCAATTACATAGTGTATCTACCGTTGGCTCTATCTTAGTAGATCGTCTTAAGACATCACTGGTTAGTGAAACTATTACAGACAAAGATGCCAAAGAAACCTAATAAGCGTTTTCACGCTAAAGCTAAGTACAGGAGCGGCCTTGAAAAGAATACTGCTCTTGTACTTGCTGGGTGTCAAAAGGTTGTACGCTATGAACAACTAAAGATAGAGTGGGAAGACTTACGCTATCGCACTTATACACCAGACTTTCAACTAGATAATGGTATCTTTATAGAGACAAAAGGTATTTTTGATTCTGAGGATAGAAATAAACATTTGCAAATTCGCAAACAGCACCCTGAGTTAGACATTAGATTTGTATTTAGTAACTTTAAGGGTAAGCTATATAAAGGCTCTAAAACCACCTACGCAGATTGGTGCGAAAAGAATAATTTCTTGTATGCCAATAGGTTAATACCTACAGATTGGTTGACAGAGCTAGGCGAATGTGTTATACAAAAGGTCATACCTCTAAAGACACAAAGGAAAAGTTAATGACTTATGAAGTAGGGATAGAAGATATTGCTCTATTAATAAAGCCGCTAGGTGATGGGCGTATTGAGACATGTATATACAAAGATCCTGATAATATACTTGATGATGAAGAACTAGACGTAGCATTACAGATTGCAGTTAGTATGAGTGCTTTTTTCGAGTTACTTGTTGATGAGGATCAGTCAGAAATTATGGATATGCTAAAAGAAAAGCTAGACAATAAGATGCAGGAGATATTAGACACAGAGACTTCTGAATATGTAGAAGATGGTACTCCCCTATACACCTCTGAAGGTAATATAATACGTATAAACAGATTCACTAAAACAAAAGGAACTTGTTAGATATGGCTACAACAAGAAGAAAATTTAGTGCTACTTTTATACTTGAGGTAGAGGAAAATAACAATATATTATCTTCATATGAAACGCATCATAACGAAGACATAAGAGACTTAATTGAACATTTAATCTTTGATATAGACGATGTAAAAGCTTATAACATAAACGTAAGGGAACACTAATGAGTAATTTACTACCTACAGACTATCAAACATTTATTGCAACTAGTCGCTATGCTAGATGGCTAGACAAGGATGTTAGGCGGGAGACTTGGGGTGAAACTGTTGATCGTTATATAGACAACATTATCAAGCCTAACATTAAAACAAAAAAAATTGTAGATGATATACGTGATAGCATTCTTAGTTTAGGTGTTATGCCATCTATGCGGTCTATGATGACTGCAGGTAAAGCTGCACAGCGGGATAATACATGTATGTATAACTGCAGTTATCTACCTGTTGACTCAAAAGAATCATTTGATGAGGCTATGTTTATTCTTCTTTGTGGCACTGGCGTTGGCTTCAGTGTAGAGAGGCAGTTCATCAATAAGCTTCCAGATGTGCCTCATCTCTTTGAGAGCGATACTACAGTAGTCATCAGGGACAGTAAGGAAGGCTGGGCTAAAGGGCTTCGTCAAGTTATTGCACTCCTGTATAGTGGTGAGATTCCTAAGTGGGATGTAAGTAAAGTTCGTCCTGCTGGCGCAAGATTAAAAACGTTTGGTGGTAGAGCTAGTGGACCTGCACCTTTGGTTGATCTATTAAATTTTGTTGTACATACATTTAAAAATGTAAATGGTGATAAGTTATCTTCTATTGAATGTCACGACATTATGTGTAAAATTGGTGAAGTAGTGGTCATGGGTGGTGTAAGGCGCAGTGCTATGATTTCATTGAGCAATCTAAGTGATGACCGTATGCGACACGCTAAGTCAGGTAACTGGTGGGAGAATGCAAGTCATCGTGCATTAGCTAACAACTCTGTTTCTTACAATAATAAACCTGACAGTATGGCTTTTATGCGTGAGTGGACATCCTTAATGGAGAGTGGTAGTGGTGAGCGTGGTATCTTCAATCGTCAGGCTAGTATCAAGCAAGCAGGTAAGAACGGTAGACGTGATACAAACTATGAGTTTGGAACAAACCCGTGCAGTGAGATTATATTACGACCAAACGAATTTTGTAATTTATCAGAGGTAGTTATACGTTCTACAGATAACATAGATGATATTGCAAACAAGGTTCGTATTGCTACTATACTAGGTACAATACAAAGTACTTATACTAACTTTCCTTATCTGCGTAAAGTATGGCAGACAAATACAGAAGCAGAGCGTTTACTTGGTGTGTCACTTACAGGTATAATGGATAACCCCTTGATGACTTTAAAGAACGAAGGTCTATCACAGACATTGGAGTATTTGAAAAATGTTGCTGTTACTACTAATGCTGAGTGGGCTAAGCACCTTGGCATCCCTGTGTCTGCTGCTATCAGCTGTATTAAACCTTCCGGGACGGTATCACAACTCGTTGATTCTTCCTCTGGTATTCACGCTCGTCACTCACCCTATTATATTCGTACTGTACGTGGTGACAATAAAGATCCCCTGACGCAGTTTATGATAGACCAAGGCATACCTAATGCTCCAGACGTAATGAAGCCAGATCAAACTACTGTGTTTAGTTTTCCTCAGAAGTCTCCAGATGGTGCAGTATGCACTTCTAATATGAGTGCTATTGAACAATTAGAGATGTGGTTAATGTATCAAAGACATTGGACGGAGCATAAGCCCAGTGTTACAATTAACGTAAAACCTGATGAGTGGTTTGAAGTAGGCGCATTTGTTTACAAAAACTTTGATGAAATTTCGGGTGTATCTTTCTTACCATTTAATGAGCATACTTATCAACAGGCTCCCTATCAAGATTGTAGTAAGACGGATTACAAAACATTGAAATCTGTTATGCCTATCAGTATTGATTGGACTAAGCTTTCAGAGTATGAGTTGGAAGATAATACATCAGGTATGCAGACTATGGCGTGTAGTGGAGATGTCTGTGAGATGGTAGACATTACATAACAGAACTGAAGACAAACAAAGGATAAAATAAAAGCATGAAAAGTTTAATCTTTTTTATCAGTTTATTAATGTGGATAGCTACCTCTAGCTTTGCTCTTGAAACAAAGTTCATTGAAGTAGCAATTAGTTTAGAAGATAGTAGTGTGCGTTATGACGGTAGCTATAGGAAAATAGGCTATCCTCTTGGTGATGTTCCTGCTGATGTGGGAGTTTGTTCAGACGTTATAATCAGAGCCTACAGGGGTATTGATATTGATTTACAGCAACTTGTACATGAGGATATGAAAAAGAACTTTTCTGTTTATCCAAAAATATGGGGCTTATCACGAACAGATCGCAATATAGATCATAGACGTGTCCTTAATCTAAGAGCCTTTTTTAAAAGGCACGGTAAGAGCCTCAGCATATCAGATAATCCAAATGATTATAAACCCGGTGATCTCGTTACATGGAACCTAAAATCAAATGGCTCACTTCCTCATATTGGCATTGTAACCAATCTGTATTCTAATAATGAAAAGCGCCCCATTATCATGCATAATATAGGAAGGGGGCAAGTGCTGGAAGATATGTTGTTTGATTACGAGATTACAGGCCACTACAGATATGGTGTTGACTAGAAGATATTATTTAAATGATATGTGAGGATTCTATGCAATTAAATTTGTTTAATAATCTACCTGCAGAGGGTGAATCTAAAGTTTGCGCTAAGTGTCAAGAGTTAAAACCTATGGCTTCTTATCGTTTATACAGGAGAGCAACAGGAGATAGAAACTCAAGAGACAGTAAATGTAAAGACTGCTCTCGACACTCTAATGAAGTAATAGCTAGGCTAAGGAAGGTAGCCCCAAAGCCAACAGG